AGCCAAGCGCAAGAATATCACGAACCTCTTTGCTGCTTGGTTTAGTGCCTCGCCCAAAGAACCCTTCCCAGAGGTCAAAGATGCCCCGGTGCTGATCCTCAAAACGCTCAATCTCACGATTGCGAAGTTTGAAAGAGTAGGAAGCATCGCCGATTGTCTCGACGATGCCCCCACGTTCTGCTTTGGCAGTTATTGCCATTATGCGGCTGTGAACGTCACTGCGCCATTACTCTCAAGCGAGATAGAGTAAGTAACGCCGCCTTCAGTTTCTCCACCGAATTCCAGAGATGCAATGCGGAATGCGCCAGCATATGTGCCAAAATCAGGAACAACAACTTGCATGTTCACGTTATTGTCAGCGGCCATCGCCACTGTGTTCATGCGTGCTTCTGCCACGCTGTCTTCAAAAAATCCATCGCCAGAAAGGCTAACATTTTTTAATCCAGCTAGTGTTGCCGTAAACAAAGCGCCTTCGGGCGCTGTGCAGTCGGGGGTTGTCACATCAATCGAAGAGTTGTTGATTGTCAGTGATTTTGAATTTAAGCCGCAAAGGTTTGTGAAAACCTCTGGCGATGCCGCGTCACCGATTTTGACCAGCAGGGCGCGTCCAAGTTGTTTAGCCATAACTGGCCTCCATTTTTTTGCGCTTGCCCACAGCGCGGGAGTTTAGGCAGTATCTTCAAGCATCGCCTGAAGAACAATGACAGCCGTATATCCACGGCCTTCACTATCTCTTGTAACCGAAATTGTCTCAAATATCAATTCTATCAAGTTGAAACCAACAACGGTCACAGAGCCTTCTTGGCGATGCAAAGCGGCTTTTACTGCCTCGGCTATCTGAACCGCTTCAGCGCGGCCTGAAGGGCTTCGAGAATGAGCCTCAAAGGTAACATCTACCAAGGCCCCTTCGATTGTATCTGTGTCAAACGCGGCTGGCGATATTTCACCAAAGCGCAAATATGGAAAAGTTGCATTTTGCGGCGGCTCATCATAAATGCGGCTGCTGACAATATTTGTCACGCCGCTATTGGCGGTTAACGTGACCCGCAGCCCCTTTTGCAAAGATAGTGCAAACCCATCAGCCATTGACCGCTTCCTTAATTCCGCGCTTGATAGCCGACTTCATAGACTTATTGAACTTTGGACCCTGAAGTTTTTGCGCCAATTGGATGTAAGGTTGCGCCTCAGTCTTCCCGCGATTTCCATTTGCCCGGCCAAATTCAACGGCCTTTGCTTTTATCTGATCATCACGACCCGGCGGGGCCGCTTCAACCGATCCAAGAAATTCGTGATTTCCGCGTTCATATTTTGTGTAAATCCAGCCCTTTAGCTCGCCCGTATCAACGGGGACAAGGTTGCGAGCCAGCCGCGCAGCCGCTTCGGTGTTGCGCTTAATCGATTTAACGATCTGTCTCTCAACAGCGTCAGGAATTTTGTCAAACTGTTTTGCCAATTTTTTTGCGCCAGTAACCTTCATGGTGCAATGCCCTTTTCCAAAACGAACTCGAGTGTCGTGTTTTTTGCGTCAAGTTGGATTACGTTTTTGATGGCCCAAGTAATGCCGCGTGCAATCACGCGATCAGCGGTAGTAATGGTTGCGGTTATGCTGTCAGAACGAACCCGCATGGTGGCAAGATTATTATCTTCAAGCACGCCGCCAGAAATCTGTTTTCTGCCTTTTCGCTCAAGCAGATCAGCAGACCGAGAAACCAAAGCCGTCCAGCCCGTGTAAACATTTCCATATTCGTCAACCGTACCTTCAGACAGGCGCTGAAACACAACACGATCACGCAAAAAGCCAGCCTTAACCATACCAAGAAACCCGACTAATATCCATCAACTCCTGAAAGCCGTAAGGAATATCTTGTAGCTTGTCCGCTTGCGATTGCTCTCTGTTGTCATACCAGTGGCCGACAAGCAGCATAAGCGCGTGACGGATGCTCTGCGGAACGTCATTTATCGCGTCACCAAATCCAATTTGGTATTCTATCCTTATAGCGTCAGGGCGATTTTGCGTTACAGGCCAAGCAAATCCGTCTTTCGGCCCAACGGTGGAAGTGAAGTCTGTGCCAAAGGTTTGATAATTTGCCAGCGTGTCCGTCTGCAATGCGCCGTCAACGTCATAATATTTAATTGCGGTGACCGATTGAACCGGGGCAAGAGCAAGCGCAACCTTTTGCTGTGGGTTTGGCCCCATCCATTGCGCCCACTTTTGGGTGATCATTGCCTGACCAAGTGCGCCCCTTACATCAGTGTAAGCAACCGCGACTGTGATCAGCCTTTGGATCATTACATCGTCATCATTATGCTCAACGCGCAATTGCGCTTTGACTTCCGCCAAAGTAATCGGGGCGATAGCGGGAGCGTCTACAATTTTAAGCGCGTGATGTGTCAAGAGCGGCTGCGGCATTTACTGTTCCTCTACAGCAGTCTCAAGTTTAATCTTACGGACTGCACGCTCAACTTTAGAAGGCGTCTCAATAGCTTCAGCAATACCAGCAGCAATATAACGTGCAGCCTCTGCGGCATTGCAGTCAATTTCATCACCAGAATTATGGCTGAAATCGATACCAGCCATGCTTGTTAATAAACGAACTTTCATTTGAAATCCTCTCAAGTGGATAAGCAGGGACCGAAGCCCCTGCCTACTTTGTTTAGGCTGTGATCAGGTGCTTGATACCCGCTGCATTGCCGAGAACGCCGTCAAAACGAACATAACCCAAGATGCCATAATCAGGAGCAAACCGCTCTTTTGCTATGAACAGGGAAGGTGCGCCAGCTTTGCGAACATAGAACTTGGACATATCACCAAACAACATGACTTTTTTCGCAGTTGCGAGGCTGTCCATTGCTTGATTTACAACTACGTTGTATCCAAGAAGGTTCTGTGGAACGCCAGCTTGATAGTTGCCCATCTGCCATAGGTAGTTACCGTTGCCGTCTTTCAGCTTCCGAACCGCAGAAAGTGTGCTGTCGTTCATCATAATTGCTGTTGAAGGTGACGCGCGGTAAGCAGGGTCAACCGAATGTATCAAGTCAATGATTTCATCGGCTGTAACTGCGGCAACCGCCGCTGCTGTTACGCCCAAAGCTGAGTTGGTTACGATGCCTTCAACGTCTGAAGAACCTGAACCAGTGGTCAGTTTTGAGTTTGCGATGCGACCAAGGCGCTCACCAAGCAATTCGCCCAGCAGGCTTTCCACGTTGAAAATGGAATCATTTGCCAACTCATAGGACCAACGAACCCACTCGGTGTCAAACGCAAATGCACCCAAAGACTTTTGGGCAAAGGTAACGTCTTTTCCGCCATCATCGGTAACTGTTCCAGCTTCAGTGTGAGCTTCAGCAGTCACAGCAGTGTCGTTTACTGTTGGAATGTTGAAAGGATTGCCGCCAGTTGTGTTGATAACTGTGAAGAGGTCACTGTTGTACATCGGACCAGTTGCGATCATTGCTTTGTCAATAAATGACGCAAGCTCTGTCGGAACAGTAAACCCACCAGCAGAGTTTGTGCCAGCAGTTTGGGCGCGAACTTCAGACTGACGCAGAACATTGCGAACTTCGCTGTCCAAACCTTCAACACCGCCGTTTGCAATCATTGAAAAGAATGCTTTGCGGTAAGAAATTTCAGAGCCTTGATCTACGGCAGGGGCAGAACGATCTTCAGCAACTGGACGCTTGGAAACGTCAACGGCTTCAGAAGCACGCAGCGCAGCCTCAGATTTTTCAAGACGATCAGCGCGTGCTGAAAACTTGTCGTGGTCAGCCATCATGGCGTCGAATTCACGCTCAACTTCGGCTGCACGATCTTCTGGTGTGCTGTCGTTTAATTCTGCAAGTTTGGCGCGGGCCTCAGTGGCGATGTTCGCCATCTTCTCCCGCAGGTCTTTGATATCAGCCATTGTGGGCCTCCATATATGCGCTTGCCCAAGGCGCGGGGGAAGGGCGAACAGCGGGAGAACCGCCGTTATTCGTTAAAGCTGCGCTTTCATCCTGAGACGCCGTGCAGCCTGAGATTTTATCTTTAAGCTCCTGTGGGCCTCAAGAGAGCGCAAGCCAATCTCTGTGCCATCATAAGCCGGAGTTGTAACAATAGAAACATCAAAAAGTTGGGCCTCTTGAATAGTGCGCCTCGGCATGTCGCCGCTTTCGTCCCACTCTTGGCGCGTTGGAATAAATGCAAAAGACATTTTGTCCAAGTCGCCGCGTTTCATTTTTGGAACAATGCTCATCACATCAGGGTCAGATGCGTCAAGCTCGGTTTCCATGTATAAACCGTGATCGTCTTCGGTCAGGCGCAGAGTGCCGGAGCGCGTCCGCGCGAGTGGCAACCCTTCGTGATTGATAACAAACACAACGTCATCGCGCCCAATGGCGTCCTTGAACGCGCCGCGCTCAATAACTTCTGTAAAATATCCGCCGATGCTAGTCTCTTCGCCGAAGACGGCAGCATAACCTGAAACTTTAATTTGCTCATCGTCCTCTTCACGAACTTCGAAAGCGTCTAAGCGTGCGCGAATTTCTTTTTCAGACATTTTGATCCCCGTTATTTTCTTCCGACTGTAACACAACTTGGCCCTGCGTGCCAATTGGCACTGTCGCACCTTGGATCATCAGGTCATCTCCGTTGTCCATTGGTGGCATATTCTCAATGTCGCGCACTTCATTTGGAGTGCGGATCGCGTTTTGGATCGATGTCGCGTGAGCTTCCATCCGGCTCTTGATGTCGCCGCGCAGCAAGCCATCAACATTGAACTCGACATAAAGGTTGGCCGTGCGACCAAACAATTTTAAATTTAATTCAGCTTCAGTCTGCTCAATCCAACGGCGGATCGTGTGCTTCACGAAGTGCAAGTCTTGCTGCTCTACGTTGCTGAATGTTCCATGAGTTAAGTCTTGCAAGAAGACAGGCGGCAAGCTGTAAATCCGAGCGATCTGTTCAATGCTAAACCGCTGAAGCTCAAGCAGTTGCATCTGCTCTGGATTGAAACCAATCTGCTTCATTTCATGGCCGAGCGGAAGCGCCATCACAGGCCGACCCTCACGCGCCAGCTTGGCGGTTGTATTCGCAACGTCTTCAGATGCACGCTGCGCCGCAGCACCAGATTGGAACGGACCTTGCAAAACCACAGGTGGAATGCCGCCCGATTGGAACGCTTTGGAGCCGTAACGACTAGCGGCAATAGCCATTCCGATTGCGTCTTTGTTAGTTGCAATAGGCCCACGGACATCAACTTGATTGGCCTTGAGCATAAACGGAATATCAATTACGTCTCTGGCTTCGTAAACTGTTGTTTCAAGACGGTAGGTTTTGCGGCCACCGATAAGCTCGACGCGAACATCTGTCGGGTCAATCGGATAAAGGTTGACCACCTCACCCTTGCCGTTTCGCTCGATGTAAGTGACAGAGCGACCTCCAGTCAAAACTTGTTCAAAAATATATTTGCGCCACTCAAACGATGACATTCCATCGTTTACAACATCGTGCAAAATGCCAGAAATACGGCCTTCATATTTCTCGCGCCCGCTCTCAGTTTTTTGATAAACATTCAATGGCAAGCTGGCAATCGTGCCGCTCAAGAAATTAACAGCCGACCAAATCGCTGGAACGCCCAGCGCAGTGTCAACATTTACATTTACACCAGAAGACGCCTCAAAATCACCCCAGCCCATAATCTGCAAGAAGTCAGCAGATGACACAGGTGCATTAGGGTTTTCAAGGTTTCGGTTTTCCGACTTGCGGAAACGGTCAAGTAAGCCCATTTTTTAATTTTCCACGCGCATGGTTTCTCGCAATATAGCGCATTAAGACGCAAGCGTAAAGGCTGGGTCGTCCCAAGGTGAACTGGATATAGTTTGATCTTCATGCGCAGACGCGCCGAGCGCCATCGCAAGAGCGACCAAACCATCTATTTTACTGACGCTTTTGGCTTTGTGCAGCTTCCTGTTGCCCGCCGGGTCACGCTCAACAACGGCACCAGCAGCACACATATTGAGGATGGGATTGCCGCCGTGGTGCAATTTGCGCTCTGCAACAAGCCGTTCAAGCCGATCAACAGCCGGGGCCATATCCTTGTAACCCTGACCGAATGCAGCCATCGGAACTTGCGCACCAATGTTGTCAAGCTCACGCTGGAAATCGTTTATCCGCCAGCGGTCATATGCCATCAACGTAATGTCGTAACGCTCCGCAGCCTCGGCAACTGCCATTGCAACAACAGCCGGGATGATAACAGGACCGTCGATCAGCGTGAGAAAACCCTGATCGGCCCACAGATCATAAGGAACCTTGTCAACTTTTGACTTCTCTCTGATGCCATCGGCAGGCAGAAAGAACTGTGGCACAACGTGATACACATCGCCGACCGGGAACGCCATAACAAACGCGGTTAAATCTCGGCTGGCCGACAGGTCAAGCCCCGCATAACAGCTCATGCCAGACGAAACTTCCGGCTCTGCGCTGTTCGCTTCCCACTCAGAACGCGACAGGAACGGCGAGGTCGCTTCAATTCTTTGGTTTAAATACAACCACCTAAAGCTATTTTCCTTCGCCGGGAGACGTTCCGCCTGCTTGGCAAAATCCTGAATGTCAGTCAGGCTTCGGAACTCTCCAACCGCCGGGTTGGCAGCCGACCAAGCATCGCGATCCATGATCTCGCAATCCTCCGGCGCAGAGTGCAAATGGCAAACGATCCGTTTGTCTTTTGCGTTCATCGCGTCATCCAGCCAAATGCTAAACAGGTCGCCATCGGTTGCAGCCTGCGTGCTGATCGCAATCAACAGCGGATCATCGTGCGCACCTTGCGCCGTTTCAATGGCCTCAATAAAACTATCGGTTGGCCCGCGAACCTGACCGACCTCATCTAAGATTGCCAGCACTGGCGACAAGCCGTGCGCGGTCCCGGCCTCGGC